TAGCCTAATCCTAACCAGGTAAATCTTTCCTGATCCTCTTTCTGTTGTGTTAAGTATGTAGAGTTTAACTGTTCTATGATTGTGGTTAACGCTCTATTGATCTGTCTTTGGTTATCCTCACTATATTCTTTTTTAGGTTCTGGTAATCTTACCACTACTTTTGTCATTATCCTCTCCTTCCATCGGGTTGTAAATCTACCTGGAATGTACCAAATCTCCAGGATTCACTGACACCAGTGTTTTCTATCTTTATATTTGCATATCGTCCCCTTGCTCTGGTGTCAACTTTGGTTGTGCTTGCATTTATTGTAAAAGGACTTAACGTTGTTTCCTGATCATCCTGTGCAGGAAAATCTTTTATAGATAATGTGATCTGATTATTACCTGTCAATACTTTAAAGTTTGGTAAGAATCTACGCATTGCGAGAAATATCTCACTCTGATCTTTTTGTAATGAGAAACTAAATGATTGTATAAAAGATGTTAATGTTGTTACACTACCATCTGGATTGACCTGGTCGGTTCCTATTTCATGTTCAAAGAATACCGTCTGACCTAGACCTGTCTCACCAATAACCTGTGGAAACGTTCCTGTATTAGAGCTGTTGTATGCTGTTGCATAAGGTTTAGGATATACTAGAGAATCTATCCAACTTGTTCTTATAGAATTTGTGTTTGTACCTGTGTACCAGTTACCCATTGATAATCTTGCATTGTCCTGTCCATAATTATAGACAACATATCTATTATTAAAATCAGATCCTGATGTTGGATACCACCAGATCACTTCTGTGAATAGATTATTGATACCTGCATTTATCTGTTGGCCTTTTGTTGTATCTGCATCATCGTAAACAAAATCCTCAACAGAGCATGGTAATGTATTAACCGTACCATCAAAAGAAAAGAAACCATTATTACCCATCCAGTATGCAACACCATCTATCTCTATGGCTGCATTCTTACCTATCAATCCACAGTTTGTACCTACCTGTTCAAAACCAAATGTAAAAGGAGCTCCGACAAACTTCATTGTATACAAAGCATTGTCTGTCCATATCAGTATATTTTCTTTTGCAACAAGACCACCCATGATTTTTGTGCCGTCCTGTAATCTCTGTGTGCCTGCAGTATTTGTTGCCTGTGGTGTATATTTATTTATGTTCTCATCCTCAGAGAATCTTATAAACATATCATCCTGTGATGATGGTGTGCCAATAGTCTCCTCTGTTCCAAGATGAATCAAGTGTCTTGTTGTTGGTGATATTAGTGTAACTCTTGTTGCGGTTGGATTACCACTGTCTGTTGCTGCATCTATTCTTGTCTCAAAACCAGATGTCAACATAGATGCTCTTGTTGTGAGTCTGGCTGTGATACCAGCATTCCATGTAAATGTTTTACCATTTGCGATGGTTGCAACTAACACCTCACCAAAATTACTCAATGACCAAAGTCCTGGTTCTAGTGTTACCGATGATGCCTCAACAGCACTACCAAATCCAGAAAAATTTGTAGCGTTAGTGACCACAGCGCCATCGCTATGAGCCTGTCCATTTGATGTGCCAAAGGTTGCCGTTCCTGCTGCACCTCTGGTTATACCTGTTAATTCAACCCCCGCAACTCCAGTGTATGTTATTAATTCATTGCCAACAGCTATTGTTCCTGCTGTTGGAAAACCTGTTGTGGATGTTAATCTTATCTGTGTCGCTGATCCGTTGTTACCAGCTGTATCCGCGCTCAACGCTCCGTCTAGATCATTCTGTAAAGCACCTGTAATCGTGCCACCATAATTACCAATACCAAAACCATAACCATATGTCTGTGCTGCAGGGCCCACAGTCTCATAGACTTTGACAGTCATACTACCACCTGTTGATACAACGGCACTTGCCTGATTTAAAGAATCGATTGTAAAAGTTGTAGGTGTTGGAACTGTTAATACCTGAAATAATTTGTCCTCAAAATCACTAGCATTTAATCCTGTACCACTTGGTAGCGTAACAGAAGATAATTCAACAATATCTCCAACAGCCAGATCGTGATCGCTTGTTGTCGTGATTGTACAAGTTTTGACTGATGTACTATTTGTTGCTAATGTTGAGCTTGTTAGAGTATCAACAACTCCAGCATTATTGCATCTAAAAGGTGTGATATCAAAAAGCTGTCCCTCAAAATATAAAAGTAAAAATTTATCTGTTCCTATGGCAACATATCTGTTTCCCTCTGTATCAACAAAAGCATGTTGTTTTCTAGCAACACCAACGATAGAATCAGATAATAATGATTGCCAACCACCAACTTTTTCTGGCAGACCATATCTAAATCTTACATTATCGGAGTCGACCCAACGGCCTTCCGCACCAACACTTGTGTCCTGTTTGTCGATTCCCGGAGCAAACTTGATT